CGTGTAGATCTTAACGCGCTTGTAACCATTGAAACCGGGGTAGACCCATTTAGGTCTGCCGTCGGCTGCCACCCTGACCGCCGTAGGACTTTCTTCTACGGGTACAAGGTCGTGTAAGGCACTTCGTCCAGAAATATAGACGGAGTACAATGGCGAAACGTAATCTCCTGGGTACCGGGATGTTTTCCGGATGCTTTGGAGTTGGTACGTCTCAAACGAGGCACCGCTGTAGCCTTTTGCCAGCATCTTCTTGGTCTTTTGTCTAGGCCAAGATTCGCTGAGTAAGTGGCCGTCTCCATACCCTTCAGGACCGTATATTCTTTGGTCTGCCGGGATAAACTCCAACACTTCTGCTGCCATCTCGTAGTTCAAGTGGCGAACGTAAAAGTTATGGAGGGAGAACAGTGTCTGCCCAGATACCAGTTGCTTTTGGTAATAGGGGCGTATATCGATTCCCGAGTAGTAATCATGACCGCACGACTCCCTGAATCGTCCTGTATGGAACGATTTAGAGTGGTTAAGCTTAAAGCCCAATGAAGTCAGGGCTCGAGCGACGTGCTTGTACCCACACGTGGGTACGATAATGTCATCGCCATAAACTGACACACAGCCCTCGATATTTTGAAGGTCAAGTGCAGATTTCACGATGGCCCAAAAGACTAAGGTTTCAAGTGGAAAGGTGTAGGCGTTCCCCATGGAAGAGAATTTCTCCAAAGGTAGAACCCCACCATCCACCTCGACGTTCCCAGTTCGGGCACTCGAGAGAAGACGAAACCAGTCTGGTGGTAGCAAGAGCTTTATCAGCTCATAGCTAATTAGGTCAGATGCTGAACTCAGATCTATCGTGGCAAGCTCACCGGTTATAGATCCCCGGCGAGCCAGATCAGCATTGATACTCTGATCCCGCGTTGATAGACCACTAAGAGCCAACCGTCGTTCCATGGCATGCCTAATTCCCTGCTGGACGAATCCATTCAGGACAGGCTCAACCATGATCGTACGGTATGTCTTTGCGCTCTTAGGGACGCAAACAAGCTTCCCTGGCACGATTTTTACATCGACTAGGGATGCCTCAAAACCGTCCAGCGTACAATACGCACTACCCTCAAAGCAATTAAGCCAATGAGGAGAGGCACGCAGGTAGGTTGGTAACAGCCCTGAAGCAAGCATGTTTGCGCTACACTGAAACCCCGACGCTAGTTTCTCCGTCGGGGACGCTGATCTTTTTGTTAGATCGGTCGTAGCACCGGGACCGAAGTGAAACCGAAGATTATCTGCTTTCGGGCAGACACCCAGGACAAAACGGATTTTCCGCCGAGACGACTCGATTAGTCGCCAGACGTCTGGCATCAGCGAAACGCTGACGCCAGAAGCCGCTTGCCTGAGTAAATCGTTGGTTTCACGACAGTCAGCTCGGTCTCAAAAAACTTCTCTTTTGCAACGGCCTCTTTATCGAGGCCAAGCTCAAGAGGCTCCAGCTTCTCAAAGAAGCCGAGGCCCTGCCTCACTTCGAGTAAGTGCATAACATCGCACTCGTCAAGATAAGGCAGCGGAGTTTTTAGCAAACTTAGCCAGTGATCATGCTCCATTAGGGCACAACACTGCTTACCGAGCACACCTCCCTTTTGGAAGTGCTTACGGGCGAGGCTCTTCAAGATATGGAGAGTCTCCGGGAGGGGAAGCCCCTCTGTCCAACAAGCTTTGGCTTGCATTCACTTTTCCTTTTAAGGAGAAAGGAGGACTTGGTCGAAGGTCTACAAGATGAAGCGTGACAACAAAAACTGCCACGACAACTATAATGTAGACCAAAAATCTCTCGATCATAACAGTCCCCGCAGGGTACTGTTAAGACGCAGAGACGCTGAGGTCGAAGAGCTCGGCCGCAGGCCCGGTTTGCACCGGGGTTACGGTAGTAGCGATTCCGCCCAGCACGTTCACAGCCAGTTGGCGAACCAACCGGCGGGAGACTGGCGTCGAACGCGGGCTAAAATAGCCCGTGATAACGATCAGATCCTCGAACGCGACCGCAGGCGCAGCAGTATAACCCGCCGCGTTCTGCCCGGAAACGGATTCCATAACTGGAACCTTAACCGAGAGCGACACCTGTTCTTGCCCATTCTTCAACTTCCGCTTACGGGTTGAGATCTGGACCTGACCATCGAAGGGAACCCCGGTGAGCCTTTCGGCCCACTCGGCGATCTTCGCATTGTCGGTCTGCGTCGCAGCCCCGATAGGGATGAGAGTATGGGAAACGGGTGTTGCAGCGCCATCAAAGGCGACAATGTTTGCTTGAGCAGACATAGTTTTTCCTACGTAGTAAGTTTAAGCAGATCGCGAAAGCCTAATCTGCGAAGTGACTAATGCAGCTGCATTCTCAATGTGACCAAGCGACAAGGCCTTTTCAAGGGTCTTGAAGCTAGGTAACGGAATAACGGGCTTACCGACAGCTCTTGTTAAAGCTTGCCGGTTTACACTATACCCGCCGCCGCGATATTGAGCGGCAAAGGGTCCAATGGTCCCGTTAGAAGAGTGGAACTCATAAGATTGCCACCGAGTTGTAACAACGGTGTAATCAAGCGAGTTAAGAACTGAGCTCGCAGAGAGGAAGTCCCCGACTGGTATAAACCAGTCGACGACGAAACTCCACGGGCACAGCTCCCAAGCGACGGTACGTGGGTCAGTTAAACTCAACTTTCCCAGATAACTTAGGGTATCAAAGAACTTAGCCTTAAGTTTCACTGTAGTAACTCTAGTGGCCTTGTGGCCAAAGTTGTCACATACAGGCGTATCGCGCGTCGATTGCTGAACCCTGAGTACAGATGCTTGCCTTTCACGAAGATTCTTGACGGCTTTACAGCCCTCGTAGATATCGCCGAGTAGAGGCTCCCACCCGTACTTCAGTTCCAGCCAAAAGTCAGCCAGGTCTTTAGGAGATAAACTCTTAGGACCCTTGGTAGGGCGCCCACGTGCCAAAGCACGCACGGCGTCTTCCCATTTCCCACGGCGCATGTTTCTGTACGCAGTGAGAACTGACTCAGCACGCCCGACAATCAAGTCTAGCGTCTGGCCCATTTCGCCAAGAAAGACACCGCCGTCAAAGGAACTTCCTCTGACCGCGTCGGCAAGTTTGGCATAGGCTTTCGACTCTTCGTTTGAGAAATTAATGAAGGTAGTGGGTGACGGAGCGTTGGCATACACATACATCTGGAAAACTCCATTGACGTATGATGCAGCTTTGGACCCGGCCCAGTAGTTATGGGTCATTGAGTAAGGGTTCTCAGTCTTGATGCCATTAGCACCAGACCAAGTCTTACTGGCCTGGTTGTACTGGTCCATATAAACGGACCAATTTCCAGAACTCATAACCACCTCATTAAAGTCACGGAATCTCAATTTCCCTG